CGCCAGCTACTTCGGCTGTTCTTCTTGCTGCACAGCAGAAGCTGAACGAAAACGCTGCCGTGATGTCGCCACGTTATGCCACTGTCAACCCAGCCGCAAACGCTGGTTTGGTCGAAGGCATGAAGGGTCTCTTCAACCCAACCGACACTGTCAGCAAGCAGTTCAAGAACGGCATGATGGGTACAGGCGTACTTGGTTTCGAAGAAATCAATATGTCGCAGTCCATCAAGCAGTTCACTTGCGGTACGCGTACTGCAACTGGCGGCACGACTTCGGCTGCTGTCACTGCTGAAGGTGCAACCACCATCGCCATCACTGGCGCTGGCGCGGCTGCTACTGTCAAGGCCGGCGACGTGTTCACTGTAGCTGATTGCTATGCAGTCAACCCACAGACCCGTGAAAGCACTGGTTCGTTCTTCCAGTTCGTTGCGTTGGCTGACGTCACACTCAACGGCTCAGGCGCTGGTAACATCACTGTTGCACCGATCTATTCGGCTGCTCACGCACTTGCTACCGTCAATGCTCTGCCAGCTACCAGCAAGGCAGTTGTGTTCGTCGGTGCTTCGGGCGGTCAGTACGCGCAGAACCTCGTATACCACAAGGATGCTATCACCTTCGCAACAGCCGACCTTCTGCTCCCACAGGGCGTAGATATGGCTTCGCGTCAGGTACACAACGGCATCTCGCTTCGCGTTGTTCGTCAGTACGACATCAACAACGACCGTATGCCTTGCCGTATTGACGTTCTGTATGGCTACAGCACAATCCGTCCGCAGATGGCCGTCCGGATGTGGGGTTAATCTAATAACGGCCCCCGGTTCGCTGGGGGCCACATTTTTTTTTGAAGGATTTTTACAATGGCTATTCTACCTAATGGCGCCGGCGGTTACCAAGTTGGTGACGGCAATCTTGGCGAAGCTACACTTTCAATCTCTAACATTCCTACCGCGTACACCGCAGCAGCTACCCTGACCACTGCCGAATTGGCTGGTGGCCTTGTTGTCTACACTTCGTCTAGCACGGCAGACCTTACACTCCCTGCGGTCACCGTTGTTAACACTGACCTTAGCAGCGCAAAAGTAAACTCATCGTTTGATGTTGCTTTGGTTGCTACCAGCACTGGCGTGCCTACTATCGTAGTTGGCACAGGCTGGACGCTGGTTGGTTCAGGCGCTGGCGTTGCTTCTAAGAGCGTATTGTTCCGCGCTGTTAAAACTGGCGCTGAAACGTACAACCTGTACCGTATCGCTGGCTAATAGGTTCGCCCCGGCTACGGTCGGGGCTTCCTTTTCAGGAGAAAACTAATGGCTAATACAAAATCTATTGGCGTTGCTTTCCTCGACCAAGATATTATTGGTGCTCAATATCTCTTGGCTGACGAGCAAATCGGCTACACCGCCGCAGCACAAGGTACAGTCACGCAAGCGACAGATAAGTCAACTGCCGTTACGCTGAACAAACCTGCTGGCCGTATCACCATGAACAACGCGTCTTTAACCACTGCAACTAACGCTACGTTCACGCTGAACAACAGCTTCATTTCTGCAAATGACACTGTTATTCTGACTATCTCTGGTGGTCAAGCGACCGCCGGATCGTACAACGTGTTTGCAAACAATTTGGGCGCTGGCTCTGTCAGCATCAGCCTTCGCAACATTTCTGGCGGTACGCTGTCAGAAGCAGTAGTGATTAACTTTGCAATCATCCACTGCGCTTAACTAATTTGGGCGGCTTTCGGGCCGTCCATTTTTAAAGGTTTTTTATGGCTGCTATATATCTTGTTCACGAAGTCCACGGCGCAAAAGTCGCTATTTCAGAAGAAGAAGCGATTTCTGATGAATATTTTGGTTGGGAACGCTATAACCCCAACGCGCCTGTAGAGACGCCAGTAAACGAAATGCCGGCAGCCAAAGGCCGCCGCCGCACAACGCAGGAAGACTAATCAATGGATACGGCTGGGGACATCATTAACGGATCGCTTAGACTACTAGGTGTTCTGGCAGAAGGCGAAGTTCCATCGGCTGAGACGTCGCAGGACGCATTGCGCGCCATGAACCAGATGATTGATAGCTGGAACACTGAGCGCCTTGCGGTCTTCTCGACACAAGACCAAGTATTCACATGGCCTGCGGGCCAGCTATCGCGCACGTTGGGACCAACCGGCAACTTCATCGGCAACCGTCCCGTGCTGCTCGACGACAGCACCTATTTCAAAGACCCCGGCACTGGCGTCAGCTACGGCATCAAATTCATCAACCAGCAGCAGTATAACGGTATCGCGGTCAAGACCGTCACATCGACATACCCGCAAGTTATCTTCGTCAACATGACGTTCCCCGACATTGAGATGTACATCTATCCGCGCCCGACGCGCGAACTGGAATGGCACTTCATTTCGGTCCAAGAACTGACCCAGCCTGCAACGCTGGCGACAGTGCTGCATTTCCCGCCCGGCTATCTGCGTGCGTTCCGTTATAACTTGGCGTGCGAAATGGCACCTGAGTTTGGCGTCGAGCCTTCGTCGCAAGTCCGCCGTCTGGCGATGGCGTCGAAGCGTAACATCAAGCGCATCAACAACCCTGATGACATCATGTCGATACCGTACAGCCTCATCGCTTCACGTCAGCGGTTCAACATCTACGCAGGCAACTACTAATGAAGACGCCGATCCTTGGGTCGGCGTATGTCGCTAGAAGCGTCAACGCCGCCGACAACCGCATGGTTAACCTGTTCCCTGAGATTGTCCCTGAAGGCGGCAAGGAGCCTGCGTTCCTTCAGCGTGCGCCGGGGCTGACCCGTTTGGCAACTGTTGGCATTGGTCCTATCCGCGGTATGTGGACATATGGCGATTACGGTTACGTCGTCTCTGGCCCGACACTGTTTCAGATTGACAGTAGCTGGACCGCGACCGCTAAAGGCACTGTGGGCGGCTCTGGCCCTGTCAGCATGGCTGACAACGGCACGCAGCTATTCATTGCAGCTAACCCATTGGGTTACATCTACAACGCCAACACTGACGTGTTCCAGCAGATCACCGATCCTGACTTCCCCGGTGCAGGCACGGTCGGTTACATCGACGGCTACTTTGTGTTCAACGAACCCAACAGCCAAAAGATTTGGGTGACATCGCTGCTCGACGGTCTGTCTGTTGACCCGCTGGAGTTTGCCAGCGCCGAAGGCAACCCCGACAATGTGGTTGCTATCTTTGTGGACCACCGCGAAGTCTGGGTGTTCGGCACAAACTCTACCGAAGTCTGGTACGACGCAGGGCTGCTCGACTTCCCGCTGACACGTATCCAAGGTGCGTTCAACGAACTAGGCTGCGCGGCGCCGTACAGCATCGCCAAGATGGACAACCAAGTCTACTGGCTAGGCAAGGATGCACGCGGTCAAGGGATTGTCTACAAGGCCGCTGGCTACATCGGCCAGCGCGTATCGACGCACGCTATCGAATGGCAGATGCAAGAGTACCCCGACATCTCAGATGCGACCGGCTACACATACCAGCAGGACGGCCACAGCTTTTACGTCCTGAACTTTCCCAGCGCCGACACCACATGGGTGTACGATGTTGCTACTGGCGCATGGCATGAACGTGCGTCGTTTGCCAATGGCAATTTTAGCCGCCACCGCGCCAGCAGCCAGATGTTCTTTAACAACACCACCGTCGTTGGCGACTACCAGAACGGCAAGATTTACGAGTTTGACCTGAACGTGTATGCTGACGACGGCCAACCGCAGAAATGGCTGCGGTCGTGGCGCGCGCTGCCTACAGGCGCTAATAACCTCGCGCGTACTATCCAGCACTCCATGCAGCTTGACTGCGAGACAGGTGTTGGCCTGAACACCGGCCAAGGCAGCGACCCGCAAGTCATGCTGCGCTGGTCAGATGATGGCGGCCATACATGGTCCAGCGAACACTGGAAGTCGATGGGGGCTATCGGTAGGTTTGGCAAGCGCACCATCTGGCGCCGCCTTGGCGCGACGATGAAGATACGCGACCGCGTCTACGAAGTGTCAGGTACAGACCCTGTACGGATTTACGTCATGGGTGCTGAACTGCTACTCAGCGGGACGAGCGCCTGATGGCACTGGCACCAATCAACCCCACCCAATTAACGCCGCCGCGCGTCGCCTTTATTGACGAGCGGTCGGGGGCGATTAGCCGTGAGTGGTATCGGTTCTTTCTATCGCTGTTGACCGCGACGCAGGCCAACCAAGAAGAAGTCGAGTTAGCGCCAGACACAGCATCGCTGCTGGCGACCTATGACGCTATGTTGGAGACGCTGTCGTATGCGTTTGAAGTTACCCCACCTGATCTTGGCGGGACCGTTACCTCTGTGAACGCAAGCGGCGGTACAACAGGTCTGACGTTTACTGGCGGTCCTATCACAACGTCGGGGACTTTGGTTCTTGGCGGTACGTTAGCGACCGTTAACGGCGGCACGGGGCAGACTACATACACTGACGGCCAGCTTCTGATTGGAAGCACCTCGGCCAATTCGCTTGTCAAAGCTGTTTTGACGCCCGGCGCTAACATTAATATTACCAACGCAGCCGGGGCAATTACCATAGCTGTCACTGGGCTTGGAACAATGGCTGCTAAAAATATAGGTGTGTCAGGTTCTTTTACGGCGGGCGCTAACACCGTCACAGTGGTTGACGGCATTATCACCAGCATTGTTTAAGGAGAATACCAATGGCCGTTTCTATCAGTAACATCATCCCCGCCAAGACCGCGGAGAACACGCAGACGACGCAGTACACGTCGAACGGCGTGCAGACGATCATCGACAAGTTTACTGCGACTAACTACAGCGCGACCGCTGCAACGATCAGCGTCAACCTGATTACGGTTGCTGGTTCTGCGACTAACGACAACTTGATCGTCAAGTCGAAAACGCTTCAAGCCAGCGAGACGTATACGTTTCCTGAACTGGTCGGCCATGTGCTGCCTAACAATGGCTTCATCAGCACCATCGCTGGTACGGCGTCGGCCATCAACATCCGCGCGTCAGGTCGTCTGGTTAGCTAATGAAGTATTTTCTGCGCCTTGCAGACAATGTGGATACTGTTCCGGTCATGCGCGAACTGGCTACGCAGCCTGAGTTGTGGGACCAGAACACGCTGCGGACGCAGCACCCTGACACGGCGCACGCTGAAGTCAGCGACATCTGGCTTTGGTTCAATGAAGTGCCGACAGACCCTGAAGCGGTTGTCAACGACATCCAGACGATAGCATATCCTGCGTGGACGCAGTTGCCGTCGCTGCGCCGGCTGGTGCTAGACCTTATGCGCCGCGTCGATGGTGTGCAGTTGGGCCGCTGCATCGTGACTAAGCTGCCGCCGGGCGGCGTCATCACCCCGCACGTTGACGGCGGTGCGCCAGCAGAGTTTTACACCCGCTATCAGATCGCGCTTCAGTCGCTGCCCGGCGCGCTGTTCCATTCCGGTGACGAAACGATGAACTTCTATTCCGGCGAAGTCTGGTGGGTCAACAACCGTGTACAACATTCTGTTGTAAATAACAGCGCCGATGATAGGATTGTCTGCATAGTGGACATCAGGAGCGCATAATGATTACGGCACAAGTCGAACCGTACAGTAAATGTTTGCCAGAATTGATGGAGTGTTACGACCTTCACTGGGAAGAGTTGGCGCTGAACAAAGATAAAGTACCGCTTGATCCGCAGTATGATCTGTACGAAGCGCGCGACGACGCAGGGCAACTGTTGCTGGTTACGCTGCGCGAAACTGGCCGTTTAGTGGGATATTTCATCGGTTTTATTGCGCCGGGGTTCCATTACAAGACGTGCCTGACGTTGACGATGGACATCTTTTGGACGCACCCAGATGTGCGTGGTGGATTTAGTGGCGTAAAGCTCTTTCGTTTAGTTGAAAAAGAAGCTAAAAGGAGAGGCGTGCATCGTATGTTCTACGGTTCCAAAATGCACAAAGATGCCTCACGGCTGTTTGAGTTTTTAAAGATGGAACCGGTAGAAATATATTATAGCAAGTGGATCGGGGATTAACATGGTCGCAGCAGCAGTAACAGCAGCCGCCGCAATAGGCGGTGCGGTAATTTCCGGTAAGGCGTCTAAGAAAGCGTCTAAAGCACAGGTTCAAGCGTCGCAGGACGCTAACGCTGCACAGGAGCGCATGTTCCAGAAGCAGATTGAATTGCAAGAGCCGTTTCGCCAAGGCGGGATGACGGCGCAAAATGAGATTATGCAGTTGTTGGGCATCGGAGGAGACAAGACCGCGGCTGGTTACGGCAGCATGGCGAAAGCCTTTGGTACAGATCAATTCCAACAAGACCCCGGCTATGCTTTCCGCCAAGCGGAAGGCATGAAGGCGCTAGAGCGGTCGGCAGCCGCGCGCGGCAATCTGTTGTCCGGCTCAACCTTGAAGGGTGTGCAGCGTTTCGGCCAAGACTTAGCCAGCCAAGAATATCAGAACGCATTTAACCGTTATCAGGTCGAGCGGTCGGCGCGCCTTAATCCATTGCAATCGCTGATGGGTTCAGGTCAGTCAGCGACCAACGTAATGACCGGCGCTGCTGGACAGATGGGCCAGAACCAAGCGTCGAATATCTATAACGCAGGCCAAGCCCGTGCGTCTGGTTACATCGGCTCTGCTAATGCGCTGACAAACGCGTTGGGTCAGATAGGTGGATACGCATCTAACGCGCCTATGAACAACGCTATTATGCAATATTATAGAAACAGAACGCCCGGTAGCGGCGGCGGCGTTGGCGGCGGAAATCCTTACATACCCCTTTCAGACGACGGATAAACCATGGCAAACCAGATGATAGCACTTCAAGCGCGCAGCCCACAGCTTCCCGATCCGTCGCGGCGCACGGCGCAGTTCGTGAACATGATGAACATGGCGCGGCAGCAGGAAGCTGCACAGCGTCAAGCGGCGCAAGCGCAGCAGGCAATGGATATTAACGCAGCGGAAGAAGCGCGCGCAGTACGTTTGGCTGAACCTCAGTTTGCTAAAGCGCAATCAGAAGCTACGGCGGCAGACCTTAAAACCAAGTTAGAATTTCAGGCTTTTGTCTACACGGCGCTGAAGAACGCCGACAACGCCCCCCAAGTAGTTGGGTTTGCAGAGCGTATTGCCGCGGCGCCGCAATTTCAAGACCCTCTGTTTCAAGGTGCTCTGGCAGACGCCGTGGCTTCTATGCCAACTGATCCTGCACAGTTTGACGCATGGCGAAGAAATACCGCAGCTAAAACGCTGACAGGCGCGCAGCAGTTAGAGCAAGATTACATAAAGCAAACCACCGGCACTGAAGAACGACTAATAAGCGTACCGAAATTTGGTGGTGCCGGCGCGGCTGAAGTCCCCGGCTCACGTATTCAAGTCGCTCAAGGTATGCAGTATATCACAGACGACCAAGGTAACGTCAGGGCCGTACCTAAAGAAACTGGCGGCAGCTTCGGCACGCCGACATCGTCCGCTGGCGCACCCGGTAAAGGCGGCGTCGCTGCCGCATTGCAGACCAATCCCGGCGCTCTCAAGGACGGCGCGTTTGCTAAATCGCAGCCCGGTTACACTGGTGCAAGCGGCGGCTTTGCCACCTTTGATACGCCGCAAGCCGGTATCGCCGCGCAAGAAAACTTGCTACGCGGCAGCTACGTCAACAAGGGCTTCAACACGGTCAACAAGATCATTGACCGCTATGCACCGCAAGGGCCAGAAAACAGCGCGGCGTCTGTCAGCAACTACAAGAAGTACGTCGCACAGAAAGCGGGCGTAAATATTAACGCGCCTATAACCGCAGCGCAAATCCCTGCGGTGGCGAAGGCCATGCGCGAGTTTGAGACAGGAAACACAAGCGGCGGCGGCGCAGCCGGTGGCGGTGCACCAATAGTGGTTAAAGGATCGGGTGCAAAAGCTAAGCCATCGACGGAAGGTGAGCGTCGGTTTGGGACAGTTTCCCAGAACATGACGGACTCAATGAAAGAGGCGACCGATGCGCTGCTTGAGTCATCCGCCGCTGCGGCTCCCAGCGGAACCGAATACGCAGCGTCATTAATTCCGTTTTACGGAGATGAAGCCCGTAAGTTTGCCCAGAGTGGCCCGCGTCAACGGTTTGAAGGCGCGCTTCTGGCGCTGTTGGACGGCGTTACATTTATTAACACGGGTGCGGGTACGTCTAAGACGCAGGAAGCCAACTACAAAAACACATATGTCCCCACATACCAAGACACACCGAAATCGCGCAAAGCAAAGCTGGACCGCGCTATTCGCTTTATTGAAAACTCCAAGGCTGCTGCCGGCGTCATGTGGACGCCAGAGATAGACCGCGAGCTACAGCGACTTAAAGCAACCGTAGCCAAGATCGACTTCGGTGGCGGCGCGACTAAACGAAGCACGCCAGTGCAACGCAAGGCAAGTGGTGGATTTACGGTTGTAAAGGTTGAAGACTAATGCCTACATATACGGTCCGCGCGCCAAACGGTAAGACTTACAAAATCACTGGCCCTGCCGGCGCTACCAACGCGCAGATTGAAAAGGCGGTCCTTGAGGCATACCCAGATGCCGGTGGAGCGGCGTCGCGGTCAACCGCGCAACGCGCGTTAGCCAATGCTAAGACAGACGCGCAGGCACGCCTAGCGCAAGCGCGGCGGTCTAACGACAAGTCGGCGGAGCAAACTTACTCCCGCGAAGTTGCTCGGCTTAATAAAATGACCCCCGCGCAGTTTTATAAAGCGCCCGGCAGGGCTGAAAGTTTTGTAGGCGGTTTGGTCGAAGGCGTTACAGAACCCATTGAGTTGGGGCTAAACCTTTTTGGTATCGGCGGCGACAAGGCACAGCGCGAACGCGGTAAGTTCCGCTTACGTGAGTCGCAGCAACAATTCCCCGGCACAACAACCGCGGGCGAAATCACAGGTAACATACTTGCAACTGCGCCGGGCGTAGCGGGAGCGGGCCGACTTATTGGCGCCGGCGGCAAATTGCTGACCAAAGTATTGCCGAAAGCAGGGGCTTCTGTCCAGCGTGTTGGCGCAGCAACAAGCACCGGCGGCCTTGGTTCTGGCCGCACGGCAGCTCAAACGGCGGCGCTGACGCGGGGGCAGCGCGGGTTGCAGTTAGCTGAACGGTCTTTAGGTGGTGCCATAGGCGGCGTTACCGCCGCCGCGCAGACGGGTGACGATTTGACTGAAGCAGCAACGTTCGGCGCAGGGTTGCCAGTAGTAGCGAATGTCTTAAAACGTCTTGGCGGAAAGGTCGTAGACCTTAGGCGCATGTCTAAAGTCAAGGCTGGACAAATTATCCGTGAGGCGCTGGGCGAAGACATTGAAGCAGCGAAAGCGGCTTTCCGTGCGTTGTCGCCCGACGATCAACGTCTGGCACAGCAAGTCTTAGTTGAAGCTGACGTTGAGCCTAGCCCTTTCTTTGGTTTGGGCAAGATCGCCACTAGCCAAATGGACCCCGACACTAGCGCGCGTATATTGGCGCAGCAAGAAGCGGCGCGTGCAGGGCGGCTGGCTGAAGCGGCTGGCGGCAGTACAATGGAAGATGTGCGCGCCGCAGTGCGCGGTGGACGGGCAGCGGTCACTGAAGAATTGGCGCCTTTACGCGAAGAGATGTACCGGCGTGCGGGATACGCCGGCGAGTTTGTTCCTGCTAAATTAGATGAAGCTGCGGAACTAGAAAGATTAGCCGCAGAACAGTCGGGCCTTAACCGTCGCATGGTTGAGGGGGCGCTAGGCGCTGAAACTCGGTTGGGCCAGATGGATGATTTGGGCGATCCTTTTGCAGCGGAAGCGATTAACCGTCAACGCGGCATTGCCGGCGCGATGACGCAACGCGGCGAAAAAGCTGGATTAACAGCCATAACCGCGCGCGAACGTGCTGGCGACATATTCGACGAAATCGACGACTTAGCTGCTGAAGGCATGCAGCCTATGCGCGCCGCTGATCTTATAGCCTCGTTGCAGCGCAAAATGGCAGACCCCGAAATTCTGCGCGGCTCGGTAGAAGAAGGCGCAATAAAAGGCGTCATCAGGCAGCTTGAAAAAGCCACCGACGCAAACGGTATGCTTAACCCTAAAGCATTAGGTAAAATTCGCCGTTCAGGCATTAACACCCTTGTTAACCAAATGTCCGTGAGAATGGGTGGTGTCCCTTCACGCACAGGTACACCTGAAGAAGCGCAAGGAACCGTGTTAGAGTTGCGTTCGTTAATCGACAATACGTTGCGGCAAGGCGGCGGCGGCGATCTTGTAGATGAATTTTTACAAAAATCAGAGCGAGGCTATGCTGCCGTTAACCGCGGTGAGTTGGCGGGTGAGGCATTACGTCTGTACAAAGAAGACCCTTCAGGGACACAGTTCCGCGCTTTAGTTGGCGGCGATTTACCTAAGACAGTCGGAAAAATTATGCAAGGTGGGCCTGAAAGCGAAAAGTTTCGCCCCGCTTTCGCCGGCGACCCAAGACGTTTGATGGCTCTTGAACAATCGGCGGCTGAATTGGAGACGCTGAACAAGATGGCGCAGCTTGGCGCGCGCGGTGAACCGCGGGCGCAAAATATATTGATGGAACAGCGCCCCGGCTTAATGTCAAGGGGTATAAGTGGCGCAACGCGTTCTATGTTTCCTTCCGCCGCGTTTGCAGGCGCCGGAGCGCAAAACATTCAAAGCGCGCTTGTGACACCCGGCGCGCAACGCGAAATCGCTAACGCATTTACCAGCGGTCAAGGCGCGTTGGGGGCCATAGAACAATATCCAACTGCGGCTCAGTTTTCTGCATATCTCAGCACGCTACCGTCGCCGGTGCGTAACGCATTTGCTCAGGCAATGCGCGCATACGGCACGCAAAATTCTTCTAACCAGTAAAAGGCATCGCCGTGACTTCTATCGACCAGACCCAAGCACAACTCAACACGCACGAACAGGTCTGCGCCTTCCGGTACGAGAGTATCTGCGCGCGGTTGAAGCGTCTGGAAACCATCGGCATGACTGTAGCTGGCACAATCATTATGCTGTTGGTTGGCATACTGATGCGCGGTTCTTTATGACTATTATCCTCGGACAGCGCAGTCTGTCGCGGCTCGAAGGCGTCCACCCTGATCTGGTGCGCGTCGTCAAGAAAGCCGCCGTGCTGTCCGACCTCGACTTCACGGTGCTGGAAGGCTTGCGCGCCGTCGAGCGCCAGAAGCAGTTGGTCGCCCAAGGCGCGTCGAAGACGATGAACTCGCGGCATCTTACCGGCCACGCTGTCGATCTGGCGCCGATGATTGGTGGTAAAATACGTTGGGATTGGCCGCTGTATCACAAGCTGGCTAAGATAGTTAAGGCCGCTGCGGCGGATGAGAAAGTCCCGCTCGTATGGGGCGGTGATTGGCGTGCTTTCAAGGACGGCCCGCATTGGGAACTGCCTTGGAAGTTTTATCCGAAGGGAAAATGATATGAAAATCGTATCTTGGTTAGTAAACCGTTTGAAAGAACCGAGTACCTACGCTGGGTTCGCCGGCGTTGCGCTGGCGCTTGGCCTGTCTGACGCTGAGTGGGCTACCGTTTCCACAGCGGTAGCTGGTTTGGCAGGTGTCGTCGCCATGTTTCTAGCTGAAAAACCAGCAGCATAATGAAACTCCTGTCGGCCCTGCTGGGTATCATTAACAAGCTGTTAGGGCTTTGGAATGAGAACCGTTGGAAGCAGCGGGGCCGTCAGGAAACCATTAAGGAAATCAACGATGCCATCAATGAGCAGATTGAACTTGGCGCGACTGCTATCAGCGTCCCTGATCCTGAGCGTGACGAACGGTTGCGCGACCGTTTCGACCGTTCCCGTAAATAGCTATTGTGCTATTACGAAACCCATCAGTTACGATGCAACAAAAGATACATCGGAAACTGTCAAGGAAATAGAGGCGCATAACAGCGTCTTTGTTTGTGTCTGCGAAGCGGACTGCCCGAAAGGCTCCTAATGCCTAGAACTATAAGTGTAGACGAGAAGCTCTTTGACTATTGCACACCGAACCAACGCAAAGTCCTTGACGCAATAATTTTCTACGGGGGGGCCAAAAAGGCCGATGAAGTCCTTGGTATGTATAAGGGCGGCGCATCGGAAATATACAACAACGTCAAGAACAAGGCCGCGAAGATGGGTTACGCCCCTGAGCATGACTTCACTCGGCCAGTGCCGGATGGGTATGTCGCTAAGGGGGTGTCCACTTATTATAACTCCGAAGGCAAGCCGTCGGGCCAGTGGGTTAAAGCATCGCTATCACATGAGGCGCTCATTGACGCCATGCGTGAGACGGTCGCAGGCTTCAAGGACCAGATACAGCCAGCGGATATCGTCGCTGCTCCCGCCGCTTCTGACGAGCGTCTGTGCAATCTATATACCTTTACCGACTACCACCTTGGTATGCTGGCATGGCATCAGGAAGGTGGCGCTGATTGGAATGTAGCCAAAGCAGAACAAACTATCATTGCTGCGCTGGTACAGATGGTCAACCAAAGCCCTAGCGCACACACAGCCGTACTCAATATCCAAGGTGACTTCCTGCACACTGACGGCAAGATGCCTGTGACACCAGCATCCAAGCACGTTCTGGACGCCGACAGCCGCTTCCCCAAGATACGCCGCGCTGCAATACGGATCATCCGCTCACTAATGGCAATCTGTTTGCAGCGGCATCAGGAAGTGTATCTGATTATTGCTGAAGGTAACCACGACGAAGAGAGCAGCGGCTGGTTGGCCGACCTGTTCGCGGTGCATTACGAAGAAGACCCGCGCGTCACTGTCAACGACAGCGTCCTGCCGTTCTACGTGTTCGAGTGGGGCAGCACCATGCTGGGCGTTCATCACGGCCACAAAGTCAAGAACGAAAACCTACCGTTGCTATTCGCCGCGCAGTTTCCGCAATCGTGGGGCCGCACTACCCGCCGCGAAATACACTGCGGTCACCGACACCACAGGGATGAGAAGGAATATAATGGTGTCACTGTGGTGCAGCACCCAACGCTGGCCGCGAGAGATGCCTATGCTGCGCGCGGCGGTTGGATTGCAGACCGTGCAGCTTGGGCCATCACGTACCACAAAGAGTACGGCGCAGTTGGCCGCGTCATGGTAACAACGGAAATGCTAGGTGCGCCTAGCCATCAGGCGGCCTAGTAGTATCACCGCCTCGCCTAAGTCTTCTGGTGCATGGCCTGCCCGCAGTAACGCAAGTATCTTTTCCAATGCTTCAACGGTCGCCGCTGCATGGTCTGTCATTTCTTCAACCCTTTCAAAAGTTCGTCGCGCTCCCGCGCCGTCCGCATCGCGGAGTAACGCTGGTGCAACCGCCGGGCGAGGGCGGGTCGCTTGTGCGTCTTCATTTCAGCGTCCAGCGCATCCTTTAGTTCGCCTTCCGTAAGGTCGGACAGCACGGCGATCATCGACCGCCAGTTTAGTTTACTCATTTGTCAAGTCCTACAATCTGCCTAGCCGTTGCGGGCTGTTCAAGATACGAGATGGAGATTTGGTCGCCTTCTTTAATTCCGGCGCCTTTAATCATCATCGCTGGCGGTCGGTCGGCGGCGTCCTTATCATAATAGCCGGCCAGCCACGCGCCTTCGGCATTAACATACCGGCAGACGTAAGGGAAAAACTTAGTTCGCATCTTTCAATTCCTCTAAGGCTATGTCGGACACTGCACGCTTGTCGTGCAGCGCCGCCCATATGCGTTCATCAATACTTTTCTCGGTCAACATTACGTAGACCCAGACATCCTTGGTCTGGCCGCTGCGGTGCAGGCGCCCGACCGTCTGCTCATACAACTCCAGCGACCACGGCAGCGACAGGAACACCATGTGGCAGCCGCCATGCTGTAGGTTCAGGCCATGCCCCGCCGACTTAGGGTGCGCCAACAGCAGTTCGACCTGTCCTGCGTTCCAGTGTTCAATGACGTTGGGGTCATCCATCGTCTTTGCGTGCGGGAAGCGGCGCTTCAGTTCTGCCAACTCTTCCTGATACGTGTAGGCAATGATGGTGTTGGCCCGCTGGTTCTCCGCCAGCAGTTCTTCCAGCCGGTCGAACTTGTGGCTGCTGAACCAGATGGACGGCGTGCCTGCGTCGCGGTTGTAGACAAAGCCTGACGCCATCTGTTGCAGCTTAGTCGTCACCGACGCTGCGTTCTGCGCTACGATCTGGTCGTCGCCGAAGCGCACGACGTAATCCCGCTTCATCTTGTCGTATGGCTTGCGGTCGTCCAGCGGCACCCGCACCTCTGTGACATGGCACGGCGGCAGCTTGTCTTTGTATTCGCCCGGCTCCAGCACGAACGTCGCAGGGCGGATGCGCTTCATGACTTGCTCAAGCGCACCGGCTGCTGGTACCCACTGACCAAACTCTCGGTTGGTGCAGATGAAATACTGCTGCATGAACGCACCCTTGGCGCGGCCCAGCAACCCTTGGTCAATTATCTTGCACTGGCCGAAGACATCTTCCAGCCCGTTTGATGTGAACGACCCTGTCAGTCCCCACCGTATCTTCATTGTAGACATTATTTTCTCCAACGCTTTATAGCGTTTGCCTGACGGGTTCTTCAGCCGCGTCAGTTCGTCAAACACTACCCCATCAAAACTTGATAAATCCACTAGCTTATCTAGGTTATCATAGTTAATGACAACCACACTGGCGTCGCTCTGCAACGCACCCACCCTTTGCACTGGCGTGCCGACAGCCAGAGCAGGGACGACGCCAGACCACTTCGGTGCTTCCACCGGCCACACGTCCGTGCAGACACGCTTCGGCGCCACCACCAGCCATCGGTTGACAACGCCATCGCGCAGCATCTCATCCATTGCCGTCAAGGTAATGGCTGTCTTGCCCGCGCCGACAGGCGCAAGGATCATGGCGCGGTCGCGTTCGTACAGAAACGTCGCCGCCTCTTGCTGATATGGCCTTAGCTGAAGCGTTTTATCCATGCGTCCACATCCTCTACTGACCATAAGCAAGCGTAATGCTGCTTCGTGTGCGTCATCTCGTCTGCAAAAATACGTTGCAACGCCGACAGACGCCCGCCAGCTTTCTTCAGTTCGATGAACCAAGCCTCACCGTTGGGCATACAGGCGATGCGGTCGGCCACACCGATCTGCGTAACGCTGCGGAACTTGTAGGCAAAACCGCCCACCGCACGCACGCGTTTACAGAAATACCGCTCTATCTCTTTCTCAGTCATGACGAAGGGCTACTACAAAATTTTTTGCATTTCAAGGCTTGCATCAAATTTTGTTGTCTGTATTATGGCCGTTCAAACAATAGAGTGAGGTAAGATATGCAACATAGTAAGATAGTCGGCGGTTCGACCGCAAAACGCGTCATCGCCTGCCCCGGCAGCGTGGCGCTGGTGGACACCATGCCGCCAAAGCCCAGCAGCAGCTACGCCGACGAAGGCACGCTCCTGCACGATACTATAGCCACCATATTAGAGCGCGACATTGACCCGTACAGCATGGTCGGCACGACCTACGAGAAGACAGTGCTGACTGAAGCGTTGGTCGATGATAAGCTGATACCGGCGCTGCGTGCGCTGGACGAGATAGACCCCAAGGGGGAGATGGAATATGCGGTTGAAAGCAGGGTTGGTTTTGGTGATTTTCTGCCTGACGTTTTTGGTTCTACCGATCTTCTTGGTCGCCTTGGTGATCGAGCGATTGTTTTGGATTGGAAGTTTGGCGATGGTGTGGCTGTCGAAGTCGAGGAAAACAGCCAGCTACTCTTCTACGCTGCGGCGGCTAAACGCACGGCGGATACGGCTTGGGCTTTCAAAGGCGCAAAAGAAGTCGAACTAATCATTGTCCAGCCGCCCTACGTCAAGCGTTGGGTGACAGACCTTGCCCGCGTTGACGCGTTTGAGAAAGAACTTGCCGCTGCCGTCAAGATTGCGAAGCGGCCAGACGCGCCGTTGGCGTCGGGCGACCATTGCAAATGGTGCGCGGCAAAGCCGATTTGTCCCATCATGACCGGCGCTGTAGACCGCGCACTGAAGGCCAAGCTGGAAGCGTTGCCGGTCGAACAGATCGCACACTATCTGGAACAGGCGCCGCTGATTGAAGGGTTCATTAAGGACTTGCAGCAGTTGGCGCATGGGCTTCTGGAAGAGGGGCAGAAAGTCCCCGGCTGGAAGCTGGTCAACAAGCGCGCCACAAGACAGTGGACAAATGAAGACAAGGCTGTAGCCTTCCTGACCAGTGTTGGTGTAGAAGCATGGGGCGACCCCAAGCCGCTGTCACCAGCCCAAGCGGAAAAGGCTTTGAAGAAAGCCAAAATAGAATTGCCGGCGGACTTAATTGTCGCCGTCTCCAGTGGCTCTACCCTTGCGCCGGAAAATGATTCCCGGCCAGCGGTTTTGCAAATCGGACAGACGCTTACCAAAGCTATGTCTAAAATCCAGTAAACAGAAAGGTACAATACAATGTCGAATATCACTACTTTTGGCGGCGCTAACTTGCCGTCCGTTCAGTCCCTCTCAGGCGCGCTGCGCTCCATCCAATCGGAAGTTGCGCCGGGTGGCACAGTCATCCTGAAGATGGACAAGACAGGCCATTGGGTTTTCGGTGCAGACCAGACCGAAGTTGAGGACGGCAGCCTGTGGGCCGCTAATCCGTTCTCGTTCGTGCATGGCTACATCGCATGGGGCAAAGGCGAAGTGCTGGCTGAAAAGCTGGTGCCGGTGTCAGAGCCGCTGCCACAGCTTGACCCTGCGCCATCGGGTGCAGAACGCGGCTGGGAAATGCAAGTCGGCATGATGCTGGTTTGCACGAACGGTGAAGACAAGGATATGCAAGCACGTTTCACGGCTACGTCAGTCGGCGGCAAGCGTGCAGTGCAGGCTTTGGCGGTTGCCATCGCCGATCAGGTGGACAAAGACCAGAATAAGCCTGTGCCTTTGCTCTCGCTATCGTCAGAGCATTACCAGCACAAAACCTATGGCCGTATCTATACGCCTATCTTTGACATTGCCGATTGGGTGTCAATGGATACAGCTTCGGTTGAAGAGACAGAGGACGCGGAGTTGGAAGTCGCCGCGGAACCTGAAGCCGCTGATGGTGCGCGTCGTCGTCGTCGCGTAGTTTAAGTGGTGCGAAAGCCGGGGTGTCCACGCGCCCCGGCGAGTAGCGGAAGAGTGAGAACTTCATGTCTAAATTATGGGTTGACTTTGAGACGCGCAGCCGTTGCGACCTTCGCAGCCGTGGCGTGTATAATTACGCGCAGGACGCCAGCACCGACGTGCTGTGTATGTCCTACGCATTTGATGACGAAGACGTGCGGACGTGGCTCCCCAGTGAGCCTTTCCCGCAAGCCGTCAGGGACCATAAGGGGCTGGTATACGCGCACAACGCAGCGTTCGAGCGCCTGATATTTTGGTATGTCCTTCAAGTCGAGTTCAAGCTGGAGCAGTTCTACTGCACCGCAGCGCAAGCCCGCGCCAACTGTGCGCCGGGCAGCCTTGAAGATGTGGGCCGCTTTGCTGGCGCGACCATGAAGAAAGACCATCGCGGCAGTCAGCTAATCCGTGCGCTGTCCATCCCGCAGTCAGACGGCACGTTCCGTGAAGACGCCGCGCTGATGCAGGAGATGGTCGATTATTGCGAACAGGATGTCCGTGCTACGCGCGCTATCGCGCAGGCGCAGCGTCCGCTGTCGGCTGATGAGTTGGCCGACTACCACACCAACGAGCGCATCAACGACCGTGGCGTCCTGCTTGACAGGCCGTTGGCGCAGGCGGCGGTGCGCTACGCTGAAACTGAATTGACGGAGATACAGTCCATCGTCGCAGAGGTGACGCACGGCGAGATTAAGTCCGTTCGCAGCCCGAAGATGAAGGATTGGGTGTTAGCTAGGGTAGGGCCGCAGGCGCTTGAACTGGCAACCGTGATGAAGGATGGCGTCGAGAAGCTGTCCATTGACAAGAACGTGCGCGCCAACTTACTTGTGTTGGCAGAGGAGAACCCAGATGAAGTCCCAGCGGAAGTTGCAGAAGTCATCCAGTGCGCGGACGATCTGTGGGCATCGTCCGTTGCGAAGTTCCAACGTGCAGAGGCGCTTGCTGATGAGGAGGATTTTCGAGTTAGAGGAGCATTTGTATTTGCAGGAGGCAGTGCTACAGGGCGTGCTTCATCATTTGGGCTTCAAGTCCATAACTTCCCAAGAAAGTGCGCCGCCGACCCTGCATTAGTGCGGCAGTCTATGGTGCGCGGCCACAGCATCGTTCCTGAACATGGTCGCCGTGTGACGGACGTGTTGAAAGGTATGCTACGCCCCGCGCTAATGGCCGACAAAGGCAAGCGGCTGGTCGTCGCTGACTGGGCCGCTATCGAAGCGCGGGTTACGCCGTGGGCGTCCAACAGCATCTTCGGCGCGAACAAGCTGGACATCTTCGCCAAGGGTGAGGACGTTTACAAGCACAACGCTATGGCGACCTTCCATGTCGGTTATAACGACGTTGACAAAGACCAGCGCCAGATCGGTAAGGTGCAAGAGTTGGCGTGCGGCTTCGCCGGCGGCGTCGGAGCCTTCGCCAGCATGGGCCGCATCTACGGCTTGATGATGTCGGAGAGCGACGCAAAGCGCATGGTGGACGCATGGCGCAGGGCTAACAAGTGGGCCGTGCCTTACTGGTCTGGCCTAGAAGAAACCTATATGCGCGCCATGCGGAACAAGGGGCGTGAGTTTACCATCGGGCGCGTCACATATTTATTTGACGGGCTGCATCTTTGGTATGCCCTTCCGTCTGGCCGTGTGTTATGTTATCCTTTCGCCCGCTTCGATGAGAAGGGCGACCTGACCTATGCCAAGGCTTCGTGGAAGCCAGCCGCAGACGCTAAGGAATGGCCAAGGGCGCGGCTATGGCGCGGTCTGGCGTGTGAGAACATCACGCAGGCTGTCGCTAACGACTTGCTGCGCCACGCCTTGCGTCAGTTAGATGATGTAGTTTTGCACATCCACGATGAAATCGTCTTGGAAGTGCCAGAAGATGACGCAGAGGCCGCCGCAGCGCGGCTGGTGCAGATTATGTGTGAGCCGCCACCTTGGGCGTCGGGGCTACCCCTGAATGCAGAAGTGGCAATTATGGAACGATACGGCAAATAAGGAGCAAGCGATGAGTGAGGATCGCACGAAATTCATAGAATATATAACTGGCTTGGCGACGGACAACGTCGGCGAGACAGCTCTTGTTGTGCGGCAGAAGCCGCAGCACGACAGCGACGGCAACCTGATGTATCACGCGGACGGCGCGCCAAGGGCTACGTTCCCTGCGTTCCTGCCAGAAAAGACGCGCATGAAAGAAGGCGAGGCATGGTATGTCAACACAGGCTCGTTCATCGTTGACCGCTTTGTAGACGGCAAGCCTGCCGCCAAGGCCAGCAACGTCGAGTATGTGCTGTTCATGATGCTGGACGACGTTGGCACGAAGTCGAAAGAGCCGCCGCTTAAACCGACATGGGTGTTGGAAACCAGCGAAGGTTCGTTCCAGTGGGGCTACGCGTTCAGCGAACAGCCACGCAAGGGCGACTTCTGCGCTGCCATCAAGGCCATTGCCGATGCTGGCTACACCGATCCGGGCGCGACAAACGCCGTCCGCAACTGTCGTATCCCCGGCAGCGTCAACCTGAAACAAGGGCGTAATAACTTTCCCGCGCGGCTGGTCGAGTTCCACCCTGACCGCGAGTATACGCTGGACGAAATTTGCGAGGCGCTGGATGTTACGCCAGAGGAAGGCGACACAGCCGAATATAAAGCCGTGCATTTGCGCGACAGCGGGATGGATAACGTCCTGACATGGCTTGCCGACAACAACCTAGTCCTTAGCCATCCTAACGCTGATGGCTGGTGCGGCATCGTCTGCCCTAACCATGACCAACACAGCGACGGCATGATCGAAGCGCGCTACAAGCCGCTGGATCGTTCGTTCTGCTGCTATCATGGGCATTGCCAAGACCTAGACAGCCGCACCTTTCTTGATTGGGTAGCCAATGAAGGTGGCCCGAAGGTAACGCCGGGCTTGCGCGATGAGTTAATCGCAGAGCGTTTATCGCTCATGTATGACAAGATTTCGCCGACCGAAGCATTCCCCGACGAAGCCGCAGCGCGTGTGCGTGAGGTCGAAAAGAAAGAAGCCGGACGGCTGGAACAAAGCGAGTGGTTCGAGCGTTTCGCCTATATCCAGTCCGATGACTGCTACTTTGACATGGTGACGCGTCAAGAGATAGCCCGCAACGTCTTCAACGCATTGTTCCGTCACGTTGACTGCCGCTCCATCCACAAGAAGACGCAGCGCATACAATCGTCCATCTATTTTGATGAGCGCCGGCAGGATCGCGGTGCGCCTGCATTGGCTGCCGTGACGTTCGCCGCTGGCGATGACGTGCTAGTGACGCGTGACGGGTTGGTTTACGGCAACCGCTGGACAGACGCACGCCCTGACGTGTCGAGCAGCGATAAGATTGCAGACCATGATGTCGAGCCGTGGCTTGAGCATTGCCGCAATCTGGTGTCGGATGATGTCGAGTTAGACCATATCCTTGACGCTATGGCGTTCAAGATACAGCACCCTAACGTCAAGATTAACCATGCAATCCTAATTGGCGGCGATGAAGGCGCTGGTAAGGACAGTATGTTCCAGCCGTTTCTGTGGGCGCTGGGCGGTAAGCATTGGCGCAACAGGTCAGTCATTGAGGCTGGCGGGTTGGACAGCCAGTGGGGTTACGCGCTTGAGGCTGAAGTTGTCATCCTGAACGAGTTGAAAGAGCCAGAGGCGCGCGAACGTCGCGCTATGGCTAACAAGCTGAAGCCGCTGATTGCTGCGCCACCTGAAACGCTGTCGGTCAACCGCAAGGGTATGCACCCTTACGAGTTGGTCAACCGCCTGATGGTGGTTGCCTACACGAACGATCCGCTACCTATCACGCTGCCGACGCAGGACAGGCGTTGGTTCTGCGTGTGGACGCACTCGCCGCGTATGTCAGCGCCAGCGGCCAAGGCGCTGTGGGGTTGGTATGAAAATGGCGGCTATGAGAAGTGCGCCGCTTGGCTGCACCAGCGCGACGTGTCGGCGTTCAACCCTGCCGCTGCGCCGCCAGTGACCGAATGGAAGCTGAACATGGTCGAGCATGGCATGAGCGTCGCGGAAAGCTATCTAGTGGACCTGATGCGCGCTCGGTCGGGCGTGTTTGCTGATGGTGTCATTGGTGGACCTTTCCACCGCATATGTGACGCGCTGGCGATTAACGTGCCTGCTGGCGTGAAGATACCGCAGGCGGCGCTGCTACACGCATTAAAAGAGGCTGGATGGGTTGACATGGGACGGATCGGCTCAAGTGAACTGCCGACCAAGAAGCACATCTTTGTCTCGCCTGATATTGTTAAGCTGCACACAAAGTCTGAATTGCGCCGCATGGCAGACGAATTGCCCAAGTCTGGTTTCATGCCGGCGATTGGCAAGAATTGACATCTGATATCAGTCAATGATATAGGTTGCAGGTCGGTGATGCTCCGCTGGCTTGATTAAACCCCCGGCGTCCTCACTCCGCCGGGGGTTTTTTATTTTAGAAAACGCGCCACCTGACGGGGACGCTTTTGCCCGCAGCTAATGCGGCCAAGTCAGCTTTGTGTTGCGCCATCCACTTTGGTATGGCGGCTGCCCGCTCTATCTCCAATGCAGCCAGCCCATCCGATAACTCATCTTTATCGGCACAGTAATTGTCATCGTCCCACGGGCCTTTACCTGTCGCTTCGTCAACCAGCCAGTAACCCCAGAGGCTACCTTCAATCGGGACGCTGAAGCGTTCCGCTTTAATCTGGATGCCGATGGCTTCAGCGCGCGCGCGTAAGTCTTTTAGTGTCATGCTCCACTTTCCTTTTATCAATGTCAAAGAACCATCAAGGCGGTTTCCCGTCTTGATGGCTCATTATAGCATAGTTTGAGGGTAGGTCAAGAACTTTCTTTCCTTTGTTTTCAATGACTTAGAAGAAAGTTATTTTTATTATCTTTTGTTTTCAGTTAGTTACCGCAGTCGGGTAACTGTCAGCTTGTCACCCTTGGAGCGTGTCATGTAGTGGCGCTCCGTCCGCTCGTTTTGATTGTGCGCTGAACGGCGCAGAATGTCTTTGTCGCGTTCGGTCGGTGTGTCGAACACACGCACCTCACCAACAGCCATTGCGTTTATGCCGTGCTTAGATTTGCGTGTGTCAGAACCGAATGTCATTATCTTAACCTCGTTATGAATGTGACGCCCTCAACAGTGCGGCACTTGAATGCCTTGCCGTTCCTGATGCCATATTGCGAGGCGTTGCGGCTGGTGCGCTTGGCATCGCCGCGCTTGGCGGCTGGCATGGTGCCAACCTCACCAACTTCTAGCGTTCCCATTGGGTAAATCATCGGGCGGCTCATTCGCAATTCCAGACTTGTGTTGAGGTGGCGATGTCAGTCGGCCAGCCTGTGTTTTCAGTAAAGCTGCGTTCTTCGAACAACACCATGTTGGTTGGTCGGATCAGCAGTCGGTCGCCTTCGGTTCGCATAAACATAAATTCCTTTGATTGTTCTGGTGCTGCGCTGAACCCGTCACTGTGCGGGCAAGCGGTAAACAGACACGTCGCGCGGTTTTCCGTCCCGTCATAGCGCGCTGTCAGGTCTGCTAGATAGTCGTATTTGATAACGTCGAATTGCGTCCCGTAGCAGTCCCAGACTTGCGATTGTTGCAGCGTCCATGCAGGGTTGGGGCTGTCGCTAAACGCTAACGCATGGGGCGGCACGTTGCGGTATACCGCGCCGCATTCGAGCATGACGTGACAGCCCCAAGCGCGGTTCGGTGTCGAGCGTAACGCAAACCACACGGCTGGCTCGTATCGCGGCTTGCCCTTGCGTATAAATGCGCTGTCAACATAGATATATAAATGATGTGGTAGGTTGCGGCTGCTCATTTCAATAACCCCCGTGCGACGCAGGCTTGGCGCAGATGCTCCGGCCTATAGCCCCAAACGCGGTAGTGCTGGCCGTAGGTCTGGCAGACGCGTGACAAATGCTGCTCATGTGCGCGCAGTTCAGCCTTGAGGCGCTCGTGCTTTTCAATGGCGCGCGCGGCGACGCGTAGCAGGTCTAGTTCAGGGTCAATGTCCTTTTCGTCATCATCAATAGACGGGTCGATTACTTTTATCTCAAACATGGTTTGGTTTCCTTTACAGTTCTATTGTTGTGGTAGGCTTGGGTCGCCTGTCGTTTAGTCGTGCCAGCCAGTAGGCGCGCTCAGGGCCATCTGCCCGCTCGGCATGGTATTTGAACAGCGCAAGGGCTAGGTCATCATATCCCTGCTTCTGGTGCGTCACAATCAACGGCGACGGGGCCATAGGCTTGAGGTTGGGGCGATAATCCCTAATGCCAGCGCAGGCGGCTTCTATGTCGCGCAGCGTCAGGTTAAGGTTACGTTCGCGGTTGATATATTGCATAACCGCCGACTTGTCGGTGATGTAGCTGCTTAACTGGCGTATCTTAGCGCGCAGGTTCCTATCCATTAGAAGTCACCCTTGCGCTTATAGCGTCCCGTATCAGGATCGCGCATTAGGGCGTTACGTTTCCAGTAAAGCAATTCGGTCGCGTCGCGTGTCCACATAGTGCGCCAATGGTCGCTTTCCTTTTTTGTGCTGCATAGCAGGGCAAGCGTTAAGGCTTGCGCGGCTAACATCGCAACGAGTGCTATTTGTTCATGTGTCATTTAGTCATCCAATAGTAAGGTTAATAGGAATAGGGCGGCGCCTGCTAATAGCGCCGTCATTTGGCGCCGCGTAGGGCGTCTAATTCATCCATTGCTTCGATCGCCTGCTGCTTCCAGATATCGCACCGGGCGTCTAATTCGTCCCGTTCATTGGTTACGGTCTCTAATTGCGCTTCAACGTCCAATAGCGCGCTCAGGCGCTCACCTAACACTAGGGCTAGGTCATTGTCGCAATAGCGCGCGGCGTCAGCCAATGCGCTATCAGATAGCATACGAAAATATGTGCGGTCGTTTGTCATTGGTTAAGCTTCCTTTATCGTTTTAATGATCGCCCAAATTGATAGGGCACCAACGCCCCAAAAGAACGATATGACGGCTATATGGGATAAATAGGCGATCATGTTACCGGGCGCCCTTCAATAGCGTTTTAAGCTCGGCTTTGATCGCGCGCGCGGTTTCACCCTTCCACGAATTGGCATTGGCTAAAAAATAGCGCACGACGGATTCGGCGTCGTCAAAATAGTACCGATCGCGGATCGATTGCAGGCTATGCATCGCGTCAAGATAGGGAACCGCGCCAAAATAGGGCTTGGTCCAGTCGCGGCTAATATCGCGGGCAATAACGTCTAGTGTACGGTTCATAATATATTGTCCTTTACTGTACTGTTGCTGGCATTAGCGCCATAAACGCCGCGCGCGGTTAACGATCGCGCGGCTAATATGGCGCTAATCGTTTTGCAGATAGCCGCATTTTTTGATCGCGACGCCGCGGTAAAGCATACCGCGTTTGAGAAAATCAAAGCGCCATTTGGCCTGCCCTTGCCTTAGGTTAGGCCAAGCGATCTGTTGCCCGTCGGTTAAGATCGCCCATGCTTTCCAATTGTTAGTCATAATATATACCTTTCTGTTTTGGTTATGATTAGCCGACAACAAAGCCGGATTGATCGCGGCGTGCCTTGCCCTTAGCGTATAGCGCAACGACGGCGCCCTTAGGATCCAAATGCCTTACGTCGCTATCGTCACCGTCAACGACGGGCAGGCCTAAGAACGTATCGCCATTGGCAAGCATAGCGTTGACGATCGCGCGATCACGAAACACAACCGCTATGCGATCGCCATTAGCGACGGCTTTAGCAACAAACGGTTGATAAGCTTCGACGCCGCTATAGCTAAACGTAAGATCATAATTTGCGGGAAGGTTTTTGTTGCGGTTCGCGATCTTAGTATAATCGTAAAATTGGATATCTGGCAAAGCTTGCATAATGTTAGCATATGCATGGCCGATAGGCTCGTTTTCCCACCGAACGTCGCTAGTACCGTTCAAGCGCACAATAAGCTTATAACCTTTGCGCTTGGCCTTAGCGCGCTCGCGAATAAGCTCGTTCTGCAATTGCAGCATGAATTGATCGCGATATTGGTTAAAATATAGCGTCTTACGCAAACGCGATAGCATAACGCTATTCATGGCGCCGCGCCCGGCGGTAAATAGGCAAGCTTTCTCACAACCGGCGGTTTTCGCCATAGGGCACAATTGCGTGCCGCCCTGCTCGGCTGGCATTAGATATAGGATAGCGGTTTTAATGCCGTACTGCTCGCCCTTAATCGTTTTCGCGTTTGTATCAATGCCGAGAAGCTTTTCTGGCAGGCGGGCGAATAGCGATCGGTTGTGATCGTTGCCTAAAATCTGCAATTGGATATCAAGCGATAGCGCGCTGATATCATATGCAAGCGCCGTTTCGGGGAAAGCTTGATTATATGCGAACGGTTGATTGATGAAATGTAACATAGTTTCTCACTCCTATATTGATTGATTAAAGGTGAATTAAGCCGGTGTCGGGCATTAGCGTCGCATAGTGCACCGGGCGCTCGTACAAGCCGGTAACGCCGTCGCGATAAATCGATATCCAGCGCCCGGCGATCGCAAAGCCGATAGTCGCACCATATGGCACGCTAGCCGTGATAGGCCAAATATCGATCAAGCTTTCACTATCCAACGCGGCGTTTAACGTTTCAAAGTAGTTTTGCATCTGTTTTGCCTCATATTGTGTTGCAAGACTTCCGTCGCATAATTTGAGGGTACTTGCAAACAAAAAAATGCATCGGGCGAAAAATAGTCATTTGTTAGGCTATGAAACAAAGCCAAATGACTATTTTTAAACGGCTGATTTGCGCGGCTTTGAGGGGGAGTTAGGCGGTTTAGGCTATTGGTTTTATAGTCACTTACAAATGTAAAAATAAGAGGGTATATATAACCTATACGGTTAGCGTCACTTCACGGTGACTTGAAAACCGATAGCCTAAATAGCCTAAATGACCTAACTTACCCTCTAACTTTACGCTAACGTAAAGCAGGCATGGCACGCGGTATCGATCGCCGATCGCATAGCCTAAACCGCCTATGTTTATTGTGCAGTGCAGCATAGCCAGCCAGCCAATGTGTTTTTCTTAATGCGACCGACTCGCAAAAGAAAAAGGCCAATCCAGAATCTGCGCTATAGAACAAAGCCAGAACGCGTCGAGCAGGGGGGTGGGGGTGGCAGGGCCGAGCGCCGCGTGACTGTCACGGTCACATATCGCAAACAATTTTTATTTTTTTAAAATGTTATAACGCACCCCGCACCAAAGCCTGTTGCATACAGACCGCAACTAGATTATTGTGCGCCCAATGACTTTCTACTCACTGCCATTCACACCAGAGCGGACGCAAGCCACCGAGGCGCGGCTGGAGGCAATCTATGAAGCTGCCCGCTACGGCCTAAAGGGTGACAGTCTGGCGATGGCCGCTGGCCTTACCCCGCGGCAGTTCCGCGTGCTGGCCGACGCTGACCCGCTGGTGGAGATGGCTGAGATCAAAGGTCGCAGCGACGGCGAATACACAGCGGCTAAGACCATGTACGAAGCGGCGCGCGATGGCGACAGCAAGGCTGCGCTGGAGATACTCAAGCATCAGCACGGCTGGGTAGCCAAGCAGCAGATCGACGTAAACATCGACCAACAGATAAGCATTACAGGCGCGCTGGAAAAAGCACAGTCGCGCGTCATCGAGGGGCTGTACACAGACGTGACGCCCCGACTAGAGGATAACACACATGCAGCAGCCGATATATTCAGCGCAAGACGAGATGGAGTTGATGGCGCGGCTGTGGTCGCCCAGCCTGAAGGATGACCCACTAGCGTTCGTATTATATACATTTCCGTGGGGGCAGCAGGGTACGCCGCTGGAACATTTCCCCGGACCGCGTAAATGGCAGCGTCAGATACTTTCCGACCTGCGTGACCACATCAAGCAGAACAACGGCAAGGTGGATTTTGACACAGCGCGACTGGCAATTGCGTCAGGCCGCGGTATCGGCAAGTCGGCGCTGGTGTCATGGCTTACCATCTGGATGCTGTCGTCACGCATCGGCAGCACGACCATCGTGTCGGCCAACTCTGAGGCGCAGTTGCGCTCCGTCACATGGGCAGAAATTACCAAGTGGTTGGCGATGTCGCTTAACAGTCACTGGTTCGAGATAGCGGCCACCCGCATCATGCCCGCCAAGTGGCTGACGGAACTGGTCGAGCGCGACCTCAAGAAAGGCACGCGCTATTGGTCGGTCGAAGGCCGGCTGTGGTCCGAAGAAAACCCTGACGCGTACGCAGGTGTGCATAACTTCGACGGTGTGATGCTGATATTTGACGAAGCCAGCGGTATTCCAGACTCCATATGGTCCGTCAGCGACGGTTTCTTTACAGAGAATACGCCGCATCGCTTTCATCTGGCATTCTCCAACCCGCGGCGGAACACCGGATACTTCTACGAGACGTTCCACAGCAAGCGGGCGTTCTGGCAGACACGCGTCATCGACGCCCGCGATGTCGAGGGTACAGACAAAAACCTGTATCAGCGCATTATCGACGAATATGGACCTGACAGCTACCAAGCCAGTGTCGAAGTCTACGGTAACTTCCCCAGTGAAGGTGACGATCAGTTCATCGGCAGCAATCTGGTCGATGATGCCATGAAGCGGCCACCTGTCAAAGATGACAGCGCACCCATCGTGATAGGCGTAGACCCTGCACGCTTCGGGGCGGACGCTACCGTCATCGCCATACGGCAGGGCCGTGACATCCTAGAGTTGCGGAGACACCGCGGCGCGGACACTATGGAAGTGGCTGGCTACGTCATCGACGCCATAGAGCAGTTCAAGCCTGCACTGGTCTGCATCGACGAAGGCGGACTAGGCGCAGGCGTCGTAGACCGGCTGAAGGAACAGCGGTACAAGATACGCGGCGTGAACTTCGGCAATAAGGCCAAGAACCAGATCATGTGGGGCAACAAGCGCGCAGAGATGTGGGGCGCCATGCGCGATTGGCTACGCACAGGCCATATACCCAACGACAGGTTCCTGAAGACCGACCTTATCAGCCCGCGCACCAAGCCTGACAGCAAGGGGACACTGTTTCTTGAAAGCAAAAAAGACATGAAGTCACGCGGGCTGGCGTCACCTGACGCAGCGGACGCCATAGCGGTGACATTTGCCTTTCCTGTGGCATCTAAAGACCCACGACAAGGACGCGTTGACAGACGCTCCTCAAGCGGGTATTCTCCCGCTGGATATTCTACATCTTGGATGGGCAGCTAGTGGCAGACAAGAAAAAATCAGTGTCGTTGTCCGTTGGCAGAGGCGAGAAATTGCCTGTGTCGAAGGGCGCGGGCCTGACAGCCGCGGGTAGAGCCAAATATAACGCTGCAACAGGCAGCAAATTGAAGGCGCCAGCGCCCAATCCGAAGACAAAGGCTGACGCAGGACGCAAAGCATCATTCTGCGCGCGTATGGGTGCAGTAGCTGCTAAGGCTAAAGATGGCGAACGTGCCAAAGCTAGTTTGAAAAGGTGGAAATGCTGATGAAACCCGGTTTATATGCCAACATCCACGCTAAGAAAGCCCGCATTGCCGCTGGATCAGGCGAAAAAATGCGTAAACCGGGTGCTAAAGGCGCCCCCACAGCCAAGGCTTTCAAAGAAAGCGCCAAAACAGCCAAACCAGCTAAGAAGGGTAAGTAAATGCCATCAGGTAAAAAAGATATTTACGGCACTAAAAGCAAACGCCTTGCCGACCCAAAAGATATACGGGCTGAAATGGGCGCTGAAAGAAACGCTGCTGCTGCCGCCAAGTATGTAAAGCCTAAGCCTGATATGCGTGACGGCACAACAAACCCCAGCGGCGGACGCCCAGCGGTCAAAATGCCCGCTAAAGCCGCGCCTGCTAAAATGCTGAAACCTGTACAGAAACCTGTACAGGTCACACGCACAACGACCGCCTACCGGCCAACGCCAATGGGCAAAAAGAAATAATCATGCCGCTCGTAAAATCGCCCAGCAAAGCCGCGTTCCGCAAGAACATCAAGGCCGAGGTAAACGCCGGAAAACCTGTCAAACAGGCGGTCGCAATCGCGTATAGTGTGAAGCGTGAATCCGCTAAAAAAGGTAAAAAGTAACCACAATGGCTGATCCGACAGGTATTAACAAAGTAGGCGATGTAGCCGACCGCGGTAGCGACCCAGCGAACACGCGTGGCGACCCTGATGTAATGGCAACCATGCGTCATCGGTTACAGATGTCGATGGCAGCCTATTCGGACAGCCGTGAGGACGAACTGGACGACCTACGGTTCATGGCCGGCAGCCCTGACAACCAGTGGCAGTGGCCTGCTGACGTGTTGGCGACCCGCGGTGCGGTGCAAGGCCAGACAATTAACGCACGTCCCTGCTTGACAATTAACAAATTGCCGCAGCACGTTCGTCAGGTAACGAACGAACAGCGTCAGAACCGCCCTGCGGGTAAGGTAATTCCTGTAGATGATAACGCTGACATTGAAGTGGCAGCAATCTTCGACGGCGTCGTGCGGCACATCGAGTATATGTCCGATGCAGACGTAGCCTATGATACGGCCTGCGACAACCAAGTCACCTACGGCGAAGGTTACATCCGTCTCATTACGGAATACTGCAACGAAGCGACTTTCGACCAAGACGTGCGTATTATGCGCGTTCGCAACTCGTTTAGCGTCTACATGGACCCTACAATCCAAGACCCATGCGGCGCAGACGCTGAATGGTGCTTTGTCACGCAGGACATGACGAAAGACGAGTATGAGCGCGAGTTTCCTGACGCGACGCCTATCTCGTCGATCCTGTCCACCGCTGTCGGCGATGAAAGCATGTCGGCATGGCTTGACGAAGACACTATTCGCGTCGCGGAGTATTTTTACTACAAACGCAAGCGCGAAACGCTGAACCTGTACCCAGATAACGTCTCTGCGTTCAAAAATACCGACATGGATAAGCAATTACGCGCCATGTACGGCAAACCTGTCCGCACACGCGAAGTAGACCGCAAAAAAGTCATGTGGATGAAAACCAATGGCTATGATGTGCTGGACGAACGCGAGTGGCCGGGTAGCTGGATACCTGTGGTACGCGTTGTAGGTAACGAATTTGAGGTGCAAGGGCAGATTTACGTGTCCGGTCTGGTGCGGAACGCCAAAGACGCACAGCGTATGTACAACTACTGGACCAGCCAAGAAGCAGAAATGCTGGCGCTGGCACCAAAAGCGCCCTTTATCGCCTATGGCGGCCAGTTCGAAGGTTACGAGAACCAGTGGAAAACTGCCAACACGACCAACTGGCCGTATTTGGAAGTCAATCCAGACGTCACAGACGGCGCTGGGAACGTATTACCGCTTCCGCAGCGTGCAGCCCCACCGCTGCCCCAAACAGGGCTGATACAGGCTAAAATGGGCGCTGGTGAGGACATCAAGTCCACCACCGGCCAGTATGACGCTTCTTTGGGTGCACAGGGCAACGAACGGTCTGCAAAAGCCATCGTCGCGCGCGAAAAGCAGGGTGATGTTGGCACGTACCACTATGTTGACAACCTTGCCCGTGCGATCCGTCACATTACCCGCCAGCTTGTCGATATTATCCCTAAGATTTACGACACACAGCGCATTGCACGCATTATTGGTGTTGATGGCGAAGTCAGCATGGTCAAAATGGACCCAATGCAGGCTGAACCTGTTAAGGAAATTCGCGACCAAAATGGCGGTTTGATTGAAAAAATCTACAACCCGTCAATCGGCACATACGACGTTATGGTCACAACTGGCCCCGGCTACATGACTAAGCGCCAAGAGGCGCTCGACGCCATGTCGATGATTCTGCAATCCAACCCGCAGCTTTGGACTGTGGCCGGCGATTTGTTCATCAAGAACATGGATTGGCCCGGAGCGCAGGAAATGGCGAAGCGGTTCAAGAAAATCCTTGACCCGAAAGTCTTGGAAGAAGGCGATCAGTCGCCTGAAATCATGGCAGCCAAGCAACAGATCGAAGCCCTGTCGCAAGAACTTAACCGCGTCTCTGACATCATGGAGAACATCCAAGACAGCGCGGAACAACAGAAAATCTCCATCGACAGGTACAAGGCTGAAGTGCAGGCTTACGAAGCCGAGACCAAGCGTATCTCTGCGGTACAAAACAGCATGACACCTGAGCAAATTCAGGATATTGTCATGGGTACGATTGCAGGCGCGCTGGATACAGGCGACTTGATTGGCGGTTCACCTGAAATGCGCGAAGTACCGCAGATGGACGAGCAGATGCAGCAAGCCCCTGAGATGGGTGAGCAGCCTGAAATGCCAATGGAAATGCCAGAAATGCCTGAACAAGCCCCTGAAGGAATGATGTAATGAGTTGCGCTGATTTTGTAGGTACGCTGTTTCTTGCGCGCGATGTGGCTCACTCTACGCACCTGAACACACGCAGCTTTGCCAAACACTCTGCTTTGAACGAGTTTTACGACGAAGTCATTGAATTGGCAGACAAATTTGCAGAAGCCTATCAGGGCAAATACGGTCTCATCGGGCCTATTTCGCTGATGTCGGCTAAGAAAACCAACAACATTGTCGAGTTTCTTGAAGGTCAAGTAGACGAACTGATGGAAATGCGGTATAAAGTCGTCGATAAGGATTGCACTCCGATCCAAAACATTATCGACGAGATTTTTGGTCTGTATTACAGCACGCTGTATAAACTTAAATTTTTGGCCTAAGGAAAACAAATGGCAGTTAACCTTTCCGCATTAGGCGGCGCAGCCAGCCAGTTTTTTGATAACAACGGAGTTATTTTGACCGGCGGTAAGATATACACTTACGCTGCCGGCACAACTACGCCACAAGCAACTTACACTAGTTCTTCTGGCGCGACACCGCACGCCAACCCTATTATTTTAGACAGCGCAGGACGCGTACCGGGCGGCGAGATTTGGCTGACTGATAATCTGGTATATAAGTTTCTTGTTGAAACATCGACGGGCAGTTTGCTCGGCACTTACGATAACGTACCCGGCATTAACGATATCAACCTTAATGCGGCCAATATAGAATATGACCCCCCGTTTACAGGTGCGCTTACAAGCGGCTATACAGTTGAAGATAAATTAGCCCAATACATCTCAGTCAAAGATTTTGGCGCTGTAGGCGATGGCGTGGCTAATGATACAGCAGCTATTCAGACCGCGATTAATACGGGAAAAAGTTTGCTGTTTCCCGAAGGGACATATCTGGCTAATAATCTTACCGGAAGTACAAATTTCCAACGTTTTTATGCCGACGGAAACGTAAGAATCGT